TAAACGGTATTCCTATTCGCTCGCAGTAGCCTTTTAGCCACTCAAAAGGAGTCTGCGGATTCATGGGCGCGCCGTTCCATTTGGTGAACAGCCTGTCGTGACCCTCCCATTTTGTACCGAGCTGTTTCGCTTCCTTGGCCTGCTCTGTCCTGAACTGCTTTAGCAGATTCATTATAGACGGCGGAAACTTTGACACACGCTTGGACTTTCGCGTCTTAGTGGTATCGGTGTATATGCCTTTTTCTTTTGTATACTGAGATGTTCTGCGGACATGGATCAGGCTGTTCTCAAAGTCGATGTCTTTCCATTCCAATCCCAGCATTTCGCTTCGCCTGAAGCCGCTGTATATCGCAAGCAGCAGATACACTTGGTATTTCATAGGCTCGTCCTTTAAATGTTCGTAGAGTGTTTTTACCTCGTCCAGCGTATATATCTGCTTTTCCTCTTGCTCAGATTTTGGAACAACCACCCGTCTGCAAGGATTGTCAGTCAGCATTCCCATACGGATAGCGTAGCTGAATACGTCGCTTATGAAGCTTAGATGATGCACTGCCGTTTTCCTCGACAGCGGCTTACCTGTGTTCATATTCTTGCCGTTGACAAGCATATCTGTCACGAACTTCTGAATATCACGAGCAGTTATCTTATCAAGCCGCTTGTGACCTATGGCAGGATAGACACGCTTGGTGAGCTGTTTCATTCGTGCGTATGATGTAGGGCGAAGATTGACTTTTGCATATTCCTCAAACCACTGCTCAGCAAAGTCCTGAAACTTGATATTCGCCGTGACCTGACCTTTCATGCACTTGTCCTCAAAAAGAATAGCCTGCTTCTGAAGCTCTTTTTCGATCTGCTTCTTGTTCATACCGTCCGCAGGCTTCCATGTCATGGTCTGCACGACCTGATTACCTGATGTATCATATCCGCAGGAAACTCTGATCTGATAGGAGTTTCCCCTTTTTCTTATCGTAGCCATAAGTTGATTCCCTTTCTGTCAACATAGATTTTATGGCATACTCCTGTTACTCTAATCATAGCGCGCATTCGGCTGTATGTCAAGTAACTTAATGTATCTTTTTGTCTTTTCGGGAGTATGCCCAAATCTATGTCCTTTGTTCTGTGGTGTTTGTGGTTTTTCTGTCTGTTGACGTTCAAACAGCGTAAAATCGCCGTTCTCAGCATACAGACTTACTTGTTGGTTGTCTGTCCGTTGAAATACGCAAGCAAGTCTGCCTTGTTGATAAGCATCTTGCCGTTCACGCCGTCACCTGTCCTCAGATACGGCAGCTTACCCTGCTTGATCAGCTTACGGACGGTATGTTCGGACAACCCCTTGACTGCTTCGGTGCATTCCTTTACGGTCAGCATCTCCACGGCATCAGACTTGACCTTGGATACCTGTTCGGGATCATTGGCTTCGATAAGTTCGCTCAGGATATTTACGAGCTGAGCGATAAGCTCGTTCTTTCTGTTTGTTGTCATAGTGACCTCCATAGCAGGTACTTCCCCTGCTTTCTATCTTGTTTGTATGTTTATTCCAGCACGTTTTTTCTTGTAGTGCTGTTGTACTTGTACTGCTGAAAATCGGAACTCAGCCCACAGGCAGAAATAAAAGCCTTAGCCTTCCTCAGTTCACGGGAAAGCTCGTCCTCACGGCTGATACGCTTGGCTTCCTTTTTCAGCTTCTCACGGGTGAAAAGTCCCTTTTGTTCCTCGGCTTTCTTGTAGGTAGCAAGCTCCGAAGAAACAGCAGACAACTTTGCTTTCAGTTCATCACGCTCCCTAACAGCTTCATCACGTTCCTTACGGAGCTTCTTAGTCTGTTTCTGCGATGCAACTTCTTTTTTTGCAAGGTCGGTGATGTTCTGCCAGTCCTCCTGCGATACTGTAACCTTACCGCCGAACACGGTCTTTCCCGTTTCAATGCTGTCGATCTCCGCAAGTTTAGCAGTTTTCTCCTTGACAGCTTTAAGCATTTCTCGCTTTTCGCCAAGTTCCGCTTTGACCTGAGCATTCTGCTCTGCCAGTTCGTCAGCCTGACGACGCTGTTCCTTGTACTCCTCAACTTCCAGCGTACCTCTCGCCTTTTCGGGAGCGAGGGGCTTGATGCCGTGTTCAAGGCAGTTCTTATTCAGCACTTCGACCTCGGCAGCTCGCCAACGGGCAATAGCCTGCTTCCCTTCACCGAAGCTCATTTCTTTCAGAGCCTGGGCGATACCGTTCTGTGTGTCTTGCCCACGCTTGTAATGCCCAACAGGAATGTAGTCAATGTGCAGGTGTGGAGTTGCCTCGTCCATGTGCAGGACGGCATTAAAAACATAGAAGTTCGGGTTGCGATCCTGGAAACTTTCCATGTACTCTTTCAGGCAATCAGCCACAAGCTGAAAGTCCTCAGTGCCGTATCCCGAATCTTCCATCTTGCCAATCTGCACAACGTCCTCATAAAAGCTCTTACGTTTGTCGGCGGCAGTGCGGACAGTGTTGCAGGGTTTTACCCCAAAGAGATACTCGTAATAGCTTCCCTGAACCTTGCGGTCGTTACGCTTCTGTTTGGCATTATAACGCTAGGTGGATTCAGCAAAAAGCTGATCGTATGCTTCGCCTATCGGCTGACGCACGAAGGTGATGTTCTGCGGAGTACGGAGCGGATCAACATTGTCCGCCACGAACTCCCTGTTATTGTGAGTCAGAGACCCCTTTCCCTGACCGAATGAAATTCTTTTCTGTTTCATAATTTCGCCTTTCTTGTTCATTGGATTTACTTCTCTATCTCTACGAAATCCAATACAAAAACATAGGCATCAACTCCTTTCTTGACCGCTGAGGCGGAGAAGGCAAGCACAAGACTTCGCTATGTGCTACGCCAGTCCTGACGGACAGATTTTTCCTGAACGACACAATAGAGAGTCGCAGGGAAAAAGCTGCGTAGCAGCGATTACAAGGGTGCAGAGCGCCGCTTGTAACTCCGTAGTACTTGTGACGGGGAAATACCCACATCACAAGTACATACTCCGTCCTGCGGGGCTAAGACGGCTGACAGAGCAGCCGAAAATGTGGACACAGTAATGCAGAAATCCGCATTACATTTTTTCAAAATCAGCATTTCAAAAATGATGATTCTACTCATGAACTTTCGCTCAAAAGTGAGCTAAAGTCTATGCGATTATCCTCAATTTTAACTCGGACAAAAATGTCCAAGTTCGCTATCCTGAATCAGAACGGCAGCTCGATCTCAACACCGAGCGTGTCAAGCAGATAGTCTGTCTCCTTATCATAAATTCTGGTCTCCTCGATTGATAGATAGTTGTAGAAACGAACTACCGCTTCACGAACATCCAGACCGCTTCTTTCTTCAAGGATAGAAGTCAGCTTTTCAACCCTTTCCATATCGGGCATACACGTCACCTCCTTTCCGCAAAAATGCTCAACCAACATCAACCGACAGCAACCAACATTCAAGTCTGTATTTTGCAAACTCCGTAATACCGTCGTTTCAATGTCAGCCACCACAAAAAACACAAAATCCGGTAAAATCAGATATGGGGATTCACATGAACCATCTGAGCCTTTTTGTTGTTGGCGGCGGTCACATTTTCGTAGGCGATATATCCGTACTCGGCAAGCGTATCGAGTGCCGAATAGAAGTCCTTTGCAGTAGGAAAAAGATTGCATCGGCACGCGTGGTAGAGGTCTGACTTCAAGCCATGTTTAATATTCTTTGTCTTGAAAATCTGAATGATCTTCTCAGCCTTTACAATGTTCCCGTCGGGAGCGTTCACGCTGAAACCATATATCGCCTGATAGCGATAGTAGTGAGCTATATTAAAAGCCCTCAGCAGTGTGTCATGATTTACACTTTCCTCGGAAGGCTCGATACCCCTGGAACAGCAGTCGGCACAATGAAGAATACAGGCTATCCGAAGTATCAGACCATGAAACTTTCCGCCCCAGTCCTGACAGCAGCACATGGATTCCTTGATCTCTTTTTCGATATAGTTGTTGCAGTATTCGATATACTCCTCGGAAGCGTGGCGGGACAGGTGCAGTATCATTTCCTCTCCATTGTGATCCTTTTTTCCTTTCAGGAGCTGATGAATGAAATCATGATATTGCTCCCTGACTTCTTTTGATATAGGTGCGGTATCATATCTACGATTTCCCACATCGCTCTTGGCGAAGCAGGGAACGAAACGTGCGATCAGTCCGCTTGACCTGAAAGCGGTATCATTCATCATGTTGTCCCATATATACGGCTGACCTGCGAGAGCGACAGAAAGATAAGGACGGGGAATTTCCGTTCGTCCTCGGATAACTCTGTTGCAGATGTACTTCTCACCGTTCCACGCTTTAAGGAGCAAGTCGAGATTTGGAATACCGCCATTGTACTTGCCGTTGAAGTTGGAAAGCATTCCGGCTTCGTCAGAGATCATCAACAGAGAATCATTCTCGCTCAGCTCTATCACAAGGGATTCGGGCGTTATATCGTCAACAGCGATACGAATAGGAGTGGTGTTTCTGATATTATCTGCCTGGACACGGAGCTTTGCTATGGCTGCGGTGTCAGGCTCGTCCTCTTTCTCCATAGACTTCACACGGGCTTCCAGCGCCTTAACGTCCTGCTGTGCCTTGTACATTTCCTCACGGTGGTCTTTGTTGTACTTGCTCTCAAAGGTGTCGAACGGAGCTTTGATAAAGTGCATAACAGGGCTTTTTCTTTCAGAAGGCTGTGCTATGATGATAGAATACAGCACAGGCGGTTCGGTGTGGTCTGCCTTGCCCGCAAGTCGGTACAGACCTGTGAAGCAGTAGCCCACGGCTGAGAGCATCGCTGTCCCTGCCATTCCCACATCGGTGGAAGTCGTGACCGAGATCGACTGTGCCATGTTTCGCAAGACGCTCGGCAACGCATCGAGCGGAAAAGGGATAGCGTTCGCACTCTGCCGAAGCGGACGGGGTTCTACCCATTTGATTTCATTCATAAGTTTTGTTTTCCTCTACTTTTGTAATTTTTCTTGTATTTCTATTGACAGATTGCGTTTTCTATGCTATAATAAGAAAAGAAATAACACGTTCCAATTTCTAAAGTGTATTATATGCTATTCAAGTAGCATTCGTCAAGCAAAAATAATCAGAACCGAGTAAGTTCTGCCTTTTGCACAAATTGGAGGGACACAAAATGACTGTCTTTTGGAGAAAATACAATGAATTATGTGATGAGCGAGGAATCAAGCCGAGAACATTAGCCACCGAGCTGGGCATTTCGGCTGCGACCGTCACCAAATGGGTGAATGACGGTATGCCTAACCTCGATATGATAACAAGAATAGCCGAATACTTCGATGTTCCGATAGATTATCTCATTAACGAGGACGATACGCCGATCATTCCGCAGGCAAATAAGAAGAGAAGTGTGTTCAAGTCGGTAAGCTCCCTTTCACAGAGGTGGGTTAGCCTTCGTCGTGGAAGCGAGATCAGCCTGGAAATGCAGCTCAAGATCATTCCCTATGTGAATTGTACGGTGCAGTTTCTGAATAATGATAAGTATATTGAGTACGTCCCCGAAGCTGAGTATGACACCGAGCATTTGAAGGACACCGAAACGATATTCGATATTCTGGGCATTCTCGATCACTGTGCCGACACCGAGAGCTATCGCATCGTGCAGGTGCAACTTTCACGCATCGTGCTGTATCACCTGAAAGAAAAAGGTTTTGACCGTGAAGCACTCCGCACCGAGCATCTCGATCAGGAGAAGATGGCGTATCTTTACACGGGCAAGGACAGCGGTAAAACGCATAACTACGGGCTGAACTTCTCGGATATGGATTTTCTCAGGGAGTTTACGGGGCTGAGTTATCAGATTATGTTTACGGGGATTGAATAAGGATATGGAGCTGAGAAGCATTTCCTATTTGGCTCTTTTCTTTTTGAGAGGAACTTTGATTCCGGTGGAGTCGAAGTTGAATGACTAAGACCGATAAGATCATTAAAACAGTTCTCGAAATCTTGACATTACGCCTGAAAAATGGTACAATAATATATTAAAACTCTTTTATTATTTGTGTATTAGGAAGGATATAGAATGGTAGCTGATTATATTCGTGAAAAACTTAAAGACGGTCCTGAGCAAGAATTAGTTGTTGGTCCATTAGTAGAACGTCTTGTATCCAATGGTTGGAAAATAGAGCAGATTGTTTACGGAAAAAATGAATGGAAAGTTCCTAAAACTCCTTCTGAAGCATCCAAAAGAGAAAAAGGGACTTCATTTGATTATTTTCCAGTTGACATAGCGGTATTTGAGAGTCCAGAAACTTGCGGAGATTATCGTCATCTTCTATTTTTAATAGAATGCAAGCAGCCGAATATTGATGTTGGATTACAACAACTTGAAACATATTTATCCTTAGAACCTCATGTTAAACTTGGAATATGGGCGAATAATCCTGATATTTCTTCAGATACATTATTTGTTTATAAAGATGCTAAAGGATTGAGCTTCCCAAAAAAGAAAACGGTTAAAGACATTCCCTTAATAGGTGCTCCAATTAGTCCAACGTCAGTTAATCTTACTTTTAACGATTTAGTAATACCGACAAAAGATACGTTATACAAAACATTCTCCGAATTATTAGACAAAGTTGTTGCGCAAGATGGAAACGTTACTCGTAGAGAAGAACAACTCGATCAATTATGTAATATAATACTTTTAAAACTTGATAGTGATAAACAGGGTAAAATTGATCCAAAAAACGAAGTGTATTTTCGAGTTTTTGCTACTGAAAGTGGTACGGGCGATTACATTAAGGAAAAATTCAGTACTTTCACCGATATTTATCCGGATATATTCATAACACAATCTGATCAGGAAATCCGTTTTGATAATGCTACAATTCATGATATAGTTGAAAAAATATCAAAATTCAACTTTATTGACATTGGAGCAGATACGGTATCTATTGCTTTTCAGGTGTTAAGAAGTGCGGCATTAAAGCAAGAAGAGGGTCAGTATTTCACGCCAAAACAGGTAATTCAAGCTGCAATGAAATTGATGGACTTGAATCTCAATGACATTATTATTGACCCTGCTTGTGGCACTGGTGGATTCCTTATTCAAGCTCTTATTGAACTTAAAGAATTATATCCAAATCAAGAAAGAGAAATCTCTCGTTGGGCTCAACTTCATCTCCATGGTATTGACAAGGACGCTATTGGCATTAAACTGACAAAAGCTATTATGCAGATTTTAGGCGACGGTTCTGCTCATTGTGTTAGAGGTGATAGTGTTCTAACTCATACATGGGAAAGTAAATATCCTCATTTACTAACAAATTCCTTTAAAAACGGAAGATTTACAAAGGTGTTTACAAATCCTCCCTTTGGAGCGCCATTAAAGATTAAATATAAGGACGCAAAGAAATCAGGATTAAGCATCACAGAATATGTTGATACAGGTAAAGATATTGAATTAGGACTTGCAATGTTTAATCGATGCTATGATTTATTAAAGGATAAAGGAAGGTTATGTATCGTTCTTCCAGAAACATATTTTTTCTCTCCTTCATACAAATTTGTACGTGATTGGGTAAAAGATCGATTAAAACCCATCTGTGTTGCCAATGTACCGATGGATGCTTTTCAAGGCTTTTGTAGAGCAAAAACTAATCTCTATATCTTTGAAAAAATCGACAAAAAGAAAACTAATGTAAACCTGGAATCAGATTTAGTTACATTCCTCAATCCTCAGACTTGTGGAATATATAAGAACGGAAGTGATAGGTTTATCGTTAATAGTGCAGGAGAAAGAACCAAAATAATCGATAACGAATTGTTAAGATTAGCAATTAAGTATCAAAATGGGCAGAATGATGAGATGTTCACCGTTCCACTTGCAGATACATATAAAGCTGATGTTCTTGTTCCTCAATATTATGACTACTCATTACAGCGCCCATTTGACGAATTAAAACTCACTCATAAATTCGAGCAAATCTCAATTGAAGAACTGATTAATAAAGGTATTATAACTGTATCAGGTGGACATGGAAGCCCAAGTAATGATATGAGGAATGGAAATATTCCCTATGTGAAAGTATCTGACATTAGAAATATGAGAATAAATGTAAATCCTACAAATCTCGTCTCAATAGAATTGGCGAAGAGATTTTGGAAAACAGATAACGGAAAAAGTAATTTATGTGCTTGGGATCTTATATCTCCAAGCCGTGCAAGCAGTAATATAGGTGAATTTGCTATTCTATTACCTGGAGAGGAACAGATTGTACTTACCAAGGAAGTGTTTGTAATCAGAGTACATGAAAATGACCTTGGCTATTCTCCATTCTATTTATTATGGGCATTATCATTAACCGAAACCCGTAAACAATGGCAGAGAGTTACACTAATGCAAACTAACAGAGAAGATGTTGGTCAAAGATACAAAGAAATTCTTATTCCTCAACCGATTTCTAAGGAATGGGCAGAAACGGTATCTGCTCCATTTAGAAACTACTTCACAAGTATAGCGACTGCCAAAAAGGAATTTGTTTTATCAACAGGTAATGATAAGTTCACCTATATAGCCAGTGTAAGTGCATTTGAAGAATAGGAGGTATTATGCCCAAAAGTGTAATTCAATATGATCTTTTAATCTCCTGTCCTGGTGATATTAAAGATGAGGTTAATTGCATTAAAGAAGTCGTTGATCAATTCAATGCAACTTTTGCAGATTCACTTGGAATCTCAATTAGAACTAAGCATTGGAGTAAAAACTCATATCCTCAATCTGGTGGTAAACCACAAGCACTTCTTAATGAACAATTTGTAAATGATTGTGACGCAGCCATTGCCATCATGTGGACAAGGTTCGGAACGCCAACAGATGAATATGGTTCTGGTACCGAGGAAGAAATAGAGATAATGCTCCATGATGGTAAACAAGTCTTTATGTATTTTTGCGACAAACCACTTAATCCGTCACAAATGGATTCAGAAGAATACAAACGGGTTAAAGCATTTAAGGACAAATATAAGGATAGGGGTATTTATTCTACATACACTTCGATTGATGACTTTAAACGAGATTTCTTTGCACATTTGTCACAATACTTTTTGAGTTTAAAAACTATTGAAAGAATAAATAATGAAAGACATTCATCACTATTGTTAAAGGGGCTTGATCGAGAGAATCATATCTCTGATAATGCGGTAATAAGGGATTTCAAACTTAAAAGCGAATATGACGAAAATGGGTATATTGCTAAACTTAGAGAATACTATTCCGAAATCGACTCAATTAAGACAGCAAAAATTACAGGAAATCCTTTGCTTACTGGGACTTTATCTTTTATGCCACCAGCAGAGATTAGTGATAATATTAAGACATACATCACAGAAATTGCTAAACACCTCAACATAGAATTAAATGAGAATTTCTTTGATCTTGGAAATCTACATAAATCATTAGATGGCTTACCAATGTATTCCTCTGTTAGTGGTTCTGACCAAGAAGAAAGAAAATATCATTTAATATACAAGCTATATGACACCATAAAAGATTTTCTAAAATGGATTTCGGCTGACAAGGCATTAACTGGAATGAAATCTCTCGGGCTAATTCTAACAAATGCTGGAACAGACTATGATGAAGATGTAGAAGTTTCATTATATTTCCCCAAAGGCTCTCTTGTTACCGTTGATACATTTCCCGAGTTGAGTGTAGATGATAAGAATTATCTAATGAATGATAGAGATTTAGATGAAATATTCCATATTCCTTCTACGGCTGAATTTTTGGATTATGCAGACTCAGTTAAACTTCCTAAACAAGTTTCAGTACCAGTTAAACCAATTCAAGGTATATTTGGATCATCATATGATAATTCCGGTGATTTTACGGATTATTTATCAGATGTTTGGGGATTTGAAACTTATACTACTGACAAATGCTATGTAGTAAAAATACATTTTGATTATATCAAACACAATACTTCTGTTGCGTTTCCTTCAATAATATTGTTATTTAATGATGTGACGGATATTCCGTATACCATTACTTCTAAAAGAAACGCAGAAATAAACAACGGAACAATAACAATAATAAAGTAGAAGATTACGATAAAGCTAAAAGCGATTTGAATATGAGTTGCATCTCATAAATAAAGTACATAAAGAATATAATTATTTAGCAGAAACCTGCTAAGAAAAATCAATAGGCAAAATGAACAAAGTTGAGAAAAGAAGCAAAGGAAAAAACGATATAGCAAAGCTGACGTTTGAAGGAAGTATTCAAACGCCCGATGAGTATGTACCTGAGACTACAATTAATGTTCGGAGTAAAACTCCATAACCTTGCCGTAGTAAACTCGAAGGAATTTGTTAAGCCCCGCAATCATTGCTTCTTTGCCGCATTTCCCTTCGCTGCGTTTCTTCTGAATAAAGTCATAGACAGCATTGTCGGCAGGTTTGTGTTTGATTAAGGACTGCATGATCTCGTAGCCTGTTTTTCGCAGATAACTGTTTCCACGCTTGGATATATGACGCTCAGAAGCGTGGAATGCACCCGACTGATAAGGCGGAGCGTCAATGCCTGCATAGGCAATGAGAGAGTGCTTGTTTTTGAATCTGCGTACATCGCCAATTTCAGCAATGATACGTGGAGCAAGTGTATCTCCGATACAATCCATTTCCTTGACAACAGAATATTCAGGCAAGGTGTTGCAAAGATCCTGCATTTGTGCTAAAATGGTATTGCGTGATTCCTCTATTGAGTGGATCAGCTTGACGGCTTCACTAACGGCAATTTTGACGGATTGGGAGTTAGGAAGCGTAGGGATACCGTTTTGAGCAAGGGCAAGGATTTCCGCTGCCTTACGCTCGTTTAAGCGGTATCCCTTTTTCTTTGCCCATTTGCAGTAATCAGATGTAAATTTCATTTCTCCCATATCGAGAATATTCTGAAAATGAATATATCGACTGACAAACTCGGTCAGCTTGTGATTTTCACCTTGATTTGAAAGAACATCATTGATTTTGGGCATAACTTGGTCAAGAAGATTGGAGAAGTTCACCTTTGATTTAACAAGCATACCTGTAACCTGATAATACTGACGTGCAAGAAATTTAAGTTCATCGTATATAACATTAGAGGGATAAGCCTTAACAAGCTCGTTCCAGTATGTAATACCGAAAGATGCGATTTTAATCGAATCAATTTTATCGGTTTTTGCTCGTCTTATGCTTTGCGAGCAGAACTTCTTCATACGCAAGGCATTTACACAGCATACAAAAATGTTGTGAGAAGATAAATAGGTCGCAACAGGAAGATGATAGTGACCTGTATCTTCCATAACAACACGGGTTTCTTCATCGAATGATTTGATGAGAGAAATAAGAGAATCCAGTTCATCGGCAGTGTGACCAATGTCAAAGGGTGATTCAAGTATTTCGCCGCAAGGTTTCATAATGCAAACAGTACTTTTTCCTTTTGATACATCAATTCCTACACTAATCATGATAAATCCTTCTTTCTGATATTTTGTAATGTTTCCGCTCAGGAGCTTATTAAAATTCATTTTGGTTAGTGATGCGAACGCTGCTGTAAACACAGCAGGTACAACCTGCTTAATCGAATTTTATAACAAGAAGGCGGCTGACACTTTCTGCTACGAACGCTTAGTTCTAAGGAGATGACCGTCAGTCCATTACCTTCTTATTATATCAAAATAAGCATAGCCTGTCACCACTGTAGTCAGCAGTTTGGACTATGCTAATATCATACCAAAGAGAGGAATAAGAAGTGCTGCACATCATGAAGATAGACGCCATTATCGGCGAAAGAACAAACGCTGAGATAGAAAGAGCCATTAATAAGGCTCAGCTTGTCGGTGACAAGCTATGGCATGGAGATCTGAGCAAAGAAGATCTCCTGAGCTACTACGTGGCGCAGACCATAGAGAAGCATTTGGTGGCTGATATCGAGGAGCGTATCAAAGAGTTGGAGGGTGATGGAGATGTACGCAAAGAGTGATACCCGCAATTCACTGATATCGCAATCCGTCATCAGAATAGCAACGGATATGGGAATTGAAAGCTATGTCCGAGAGATACGCCACGGCTATTCTATATGTGCCGGCGAATTCATCATCGTTGACATGGCGGACAATACCAGCGTTAAGATGATAATATCAGATTATGACGGTTATTATCAGCAAATCAAAAGAAACATGAGAAAATGGAGGAAAAAGTATGACAAGAAAAGACGTAGTCCTTGCAATCAATGAAGATGTCAAGGCGGTTGATTACCTGGCAATGAGGGAGCAGAGAGACAAGCATAACAAGCTCGTTACCCGCCGAAAGCGAGAAGATCGCAGAGAGTGCTTCGCAATGGCCTTGCTGACTATCTTCTTTGCATTCATGATAATAGTAGTAATGCTCGGTCTTGGGCAGGTATGGGAGATGATCTACTGATGTATGATTTCAACAACGCAGTCAGACTTAACCGCATAGGTGGTGAATATGTCATCACTGTGGACGGAAAGCCGTTGGAAACGTCACTCAGCTCTAATCAGCGCCGTAATCCTCTTATAGCTGTCAGCAGATATGCGTCAGCAATAGACGAATACCTCAGAGGGAACGTCAAGAAGTATCTTGCTGAAAACGAGCTGAACGTAGTCACGGGCTGTAATGTCTGCATGGAGTGTACAGACTGCAAGTTCTATCACCTCAATGACGCTGAGAGCAACTGCCGCCTAGGTGACAACAATGAGTAAGACAGTATACGTCGATAATACTATCTATCGAAAAGAATCTAAGCAGTTTCCTAACGTCAAGTATCGTTTCAACCTTGCCAACGTCGTGATACATAGTATGTATACCATGTATCTTAAGAGCCGTGGCATACCGAAGACCATAGGGCTTACAGACAAGCAGCGTTTTGATTTTGAAAAACGAATTCAATCTCTTATCGACAATGGGTCTATCGTAGTGACAGAAGTCGAAGCAGGAACGAAAGGAAAATGAAAAATGAGTACCATAGGAATAATGCTGTTATCCATAGCGACGCTTATCGTTGCGGATATCGTGATGTACATAGTACTTGGTGCCATTGAAAAGCACTGGGAGAAAAAGTTTAAGGAGGATAAAGATGACGAGAGATGAAATAATTCTTGCAGCAAAATGCTGCATAGCAGACAACTGTGGAGCTTGTCCGTTTATGAATAGAGGTAATTGCATTACTGATTTTATGAAGAATGTTCTTGAATGCATAAAAAATGAGCCTGTGCTGTCTGCCAACAGTACAAGCTCGGAGGTATCTGTAAAAGAAGATACCGATAACATACACCTTGATGATAGCACAAAAGAGCAGATTTGTCAAGCATATGAAACTGCTGACGAAGCTTGCACAAATATGCTCACTGTCTACGAAGGAATGTCGGAATGCGAGCAGAGAGCCTTTGACATCGGTGAAATATATGGAAAGATATTTGGCACGAGAAGTAAGTTAGAAGGACTGATCGGAGCAAGTGGAAGAGAGGGAGAGTAAATGCCGATTATAACAGACGTTGACCTGCTATGCTATAATGCTGAACTTGCAGGCGCCAGAAAGCGACTGAATTACAAATCGCCCCCGCCAAGGCATAACGCAGGCCCATGTATTTTTTATAATAGCATAAGACAAGAGTGTATGGCGCTAGTCGAGAAGCCAGCGCAAGAAACTTGCACACGCTGCAAGTTTTTCAAAACCAGAACGGAGGATTATAATGCAGAAGAATTCAAATAAACAGAAACCAACATTTGATTGGAGAAAATTCAAGTATGAGAACATAGCTGTTCATGTCAAGACTCAGGAAGAATACGATAACTTTATGAAAAAATGCAAGGCGCAGGGGTTTGCATGGTGCACTGGCGAAGAAGCTGATATGCCCAATCTTTGGCTGGGCTGTGCATATGATATGTGCATTGTATATGACAATAGCGGGCTTGTAAAAAAGGGATTGCATTATCAGAGACTTGGCTTCTTTAAGGACACGGGATATAGAATAGAAGAATTCGCAGATTTCTATTTTCCAAAAGATTATCAGCCAATTAATTCAACCAGCAATCTTATCCCAGAAAATCAGATAGAATTTTTGGAAAAGCCAACAACGCATACCTTGAAGCTGGAAGAATGCTTCTGTGAAGCAGTTGTCACAGGTAAGAAGAGTTTTGAAATTCGTAAAAATGACAGAGGTTTTCAGCCCGGAGACACGATTGAGTTCATTCCAGTTAGTAACGGACATACTGCTATTCATGTGATATCAAACCGCAGATATAGGATAACATATGTCCTAAGTGGTTGGGGGTTGAAGAATGGATATGTTGCATTAGGAATAGAGGAGGTAAAGAACTATGACTAGCTACAGAGAGCAGGCGTTGAAGAAACTCACAAACGAACGAGAGGGCGTTAAGCTTAGCGGTGGAGCATCGGCGAACACAGTGCTGGGTACTATCATTCAGCCTGTCATTGACGCACTTGAAAGCTTCGTCAAGCAGGACGAGGAATTCGCACAGGCGGTCGCTCAGGGTGGCACGCTTCAGAAGTGTTTTGAAGCAGTTTACAAAGCAATTAAGGATAGCAACTTTGCACTATCAGACTTTAAGACTTATGAGACCGCAGCAGGCTTTTTCTTCCCTGGCTGTAAGATACGTTATCACATGGATATAGACCTCTGCGGTAGTGTCAACAAGGAAGCGCCTGAGCAGAAACGCAAGTCGATCACAGTTTCTTTTGATGACCTTTTCTGAGAGGTGATTGAAAGTGTGGATAAACAATAACAAAGAGCAGTCGCTAGTATATAAGCCTATATTCACAGACTGTCTCACCCATGCCCAGAAAGAAGACGTTGAGGGCTTCCCGCCCCTCAACGTTGACGATTGTGCCGAGATTAATCGTCACTTTACGCCCTATATCTTTTACCGCAGGACTAGCCAAGGGCGCTATACCTGTTTCTGTACGTCCTGCAATCACGAATTTAAGGTCAATAGTAATGATTATGGTGATATATACCACACTGATGATAATATCATCAGGCATAACTATTTGGGTACCTGCCCATGTTGCGGTGTGAAAGCCAAATATAAAGCGGCAGGATATAAGCAAGTTCAATTAAATGAAGTAGTTGATTTCGTCATATATAAAGCCGTTGAAGAAGTGGTATATATATATGCGGCGACGATTCATAAAGACTATAACGAATACGGAACGGAGGACTTCGACAGAAGCCCCAATCTTTGGGTCGATTTTCAAAAGCTTTACGTCCTGCGAAAAGGCAGTGCGGAGGTTTATCGGTCGCATGCCTTATTTCGTCGAAACGGCTGGTATTATATGATAGAGCCTATGAAGAGGAAAATGTGCAGTACATTCAATAACGGATTTGCTGAGCACAGACAAGTATACCTATATAATAATATAATTAAGGATACATTCTTAAAGTATTCAGGCTTTGATTGCTACTGCTGCCGCCACTACATAAGAGAGTATGACCAAGAGCGTTATTATACTGCATACGCTATGTATCCGATACTTGAAATGGCTGTTAAAATGAACTGTGACACCATGGTGCAGGATTTACTTTGGCGCAACAAGAAGAACTACAAGATATTGAATTGGAACGCAACATCGCCGAAAAAATTTTTTAAGCATTTAACGCTGAATGAAGTGAAAGCCGTTCTTGAAAATCACACGCCGACAAGCGTTATTGAGGTGTATCAGGACTTCAAGCGCAAAGGTAAAAAGAAAGACATTTTTTACTGCCGAATGTACAGCTATATTACTGATTACTGCACTAGCATTGAAAAAGCAGGTGTTGACCCAGAGCCGGCATTAGAATACCTGAGAAAAGTCATGAAGCACTCTCCCGAAGAAGAACGTTGCGAAGACGATCACTCAGAGATAAGGCGCCTTGTCAAGCTGTATGACGATTATGCCAATATCGGCTTGAAAATAGGCTATGATTTTCGCTTGAAAAACATAGCCTTTCCAAGAGACCTGAACGAAGCGCATGATAACGCAGTTGAGAACTTCAACTTCATGGAAGAAGAACGCAAGAGAAAAGAAGCCGCTGAGCTTGAGGAAGCCTATAAGCCCAGATACAAGAAGCTTTGCAAAAAGTATAAGGGCTATAGCTATCCAGGTATTCAGTTGGTTGTACCAGAGAATGCCGAAAGCATTATCAAAGAGGGAAAGGACTTGCGAATATGCGTCGGCGGTTATGCTTCAAGGCATTGCAGTGGGGTTACGACAATTCTATTCATCAGAAAGCCGTCTGACCTTGATAAGTCATGGTTTACGATTGAAATAGACAATGCTGACCATATCGTGCAGTGCCACGGATTTAAGAATGAACAAGCCAAAGACCCTTTAACGGGCAAGAAGCTTGAAAAGCCTGAAATAATCAAGGCGTTTGAAGTCAACTTTCAAGAGTGGCTGAATAGTCAGAAGAAGCTGACTAAAAGGAGAAAAGCAAGCTAGGAGGAATAACAATGAACGAGATCAAACTAAGACCCAGTGAGGAGTTCGTATATAATGGTATACGTTTTATATGCCTCGACATTATCGACGGCAACTACTTAGCGATAACGGCTGATTGTTGGTGCGAAAAGCTTTTTAACGAAGAATACGAGGACGGCTGCAACAACTGGGAGAAATCCACTCTCCGGCGCTTTCTCAATGAAGATGTGCTTGAGGAACACTTTGATACGAAACATCTTGTAAAGCAAACATCTGACCTTATCGCCGATAACGGAGACAAAGCCTATGGAACGTGTGAGGACTATATAACGTTGCTCACTTGCGACCAGTACCGCAAGTATAGAGATTATGTGCCGCTCTTTAAAGAAGGTATGTGGACGCTTACTCCGTGGAGGTGCGACACTGGCTACGCTAGCTACATGCGTTACGTCACCCCGAAAGGAGCTATCAACTACTACTGTGTGGACGACAGTGTCGGGCTTGCCCCGGTTTGCTTATTTAATTCTGATAATCTCATAATGCGCCGACAGGCGCAGCTTATACCCGCTGAATAAATAACCAAAATAGGAGGAAACGCAATGGAAAACACAGAAATTACAGTATCTATGAAAACAGCTATGGTAGAACACCAGCACATATGCGAATGCTACAGGACAGCCGCAACGGCTATCGTAGAAATGGGCAGGTCACTGAAAAATATCCGAGACTATAAGCTCTACATAGCACTTGGCTATGAGTCTTTCAAGGAATATCTTGAAAGCAATGGCGATTACACGTTCAAGGAGCGCCAAGCATATACCTATATCAAGCTCTATGAGGACAATAGCACCAAGTTCCTTGAAGAACACGCAAGTTTAGGCGTGACAAAGCTTGAACTTCTCTCCAAGCTTCCAGAGTATGAGCGTGAAGAATTCGCTGACACACATGACCTTGGCGGAATGACAGTTGAAGAAGTCAAAAAGTTAATCAAGGAGAAGCAGGCGTTAGGCGAGCAGCTGACATTCCTTGAGGAGGAGAAAAAGGAGCAGACAGAAAGCGCCGAGTCCCTCAGAGCTGAGATTGAAGAACTGAGAGAAAAGCTTAAGCAGGCCGAGGACAAGCCTATCGAGGTAGTTAAGAGAGACCTCGACGAAGAAGAGATTGACAAGATAAGGCTGTCTATCCGTCAGGAACTTCACGCTGAGCATATGAAGGAACTGAATGCGTTGAAGAAGTCAAGCCGTGAAGCCGTGAAGGCGGCAGAAGCTGAAAAAGATAACGCCCTCAAAGAAGCGCAGACAGAACGTGACAATGCAGTTAAGGAAGCCGTAGCTAAGTATGAGACCGCCCTCAGCAAGGCTAAGGCCGAGGCAGAAGAAGCGGACCATGCCAAGGCAGAGTTGGAAAAGAAATTGAAGTCAGGCAATGCAGACGAAGCAAGGGTTGCGCTGAAGATCATCTTTGAAAACGTTCAGAAAGGGCTTACGGAATTCATTGAAAAAATCAATGATATTGAAGACCCACAAACCAAGGAAAAGTTCATTACTGTCACAAGCAAGTGGCTCAGACAGGCGGCTAATGACCTTGAGGGGTAAGCTGAATGACCAGAGAATTGAAATGAAGAAGAACACCACCTATGAGGAAAGAAAAGCTAATGGAATATGCCCATATTGCGGGCGAGAAAAAGCTGTTCCTGGATATATTATGTGCAAGAAATGTAGAGAACAGAACAAGGAAAGATGTAAGAAACGCTATGACCGAGCGAAAGATAAAGGGCTATGCACACGTTGTTACAAGAAGCCATCAATTGAGGGTCAAACAATGTGCAGAGAATGTCTTGCGAAAATGCTAGCGAAAGACAAAGAAAAGCGATATGGCGGAGTATGCGATATGGATTGTTTCAATTGCAAATATGATGACTGCATTAATGACAATGTGCCAGAATGCTATGCTGATCTGCCCTTTGAGGAAAAGGAAAAGATTCGAAAACGTAATCGAGCCCGATATCACGAACTTAAAGAGAGGGGAATTTGTGTAAAATGCGGAAAACTGCCTGCAAAAGAAGGAATCACTCTTTGTGAAAGTTGCGCACACAAGAGAAGTAAGAGGGAGAAGAGGAAAAGGGCAGAAAATCAGCAGATCAGCAAGCGGGATTTATGGCGTGAACAAAGAAAATGTTATTTCTGCGGAGAAGAATGTGTGCAAGGCCAGAAGGTGTGCACGAAACACTATGAAATGCTCAAAGCTATGGCAATGCATATGCGTGAAAGCGAAAGGAGCAAGATCGCAAGAGAACGGCTGAAAAAAGTATACTTTGCGGGAAGACAACAATAGAATTGTGAAAGGAGAAATCACTATGGAACACAAGTGTAAGTTCTGCGGAAGGAAGATAGGAACCGCACATTATATCCACAAGAAGGATTGTACGTGCGGGCTTTGTACAAAGTACTGTATGAACGAATGTCAACTCTCAAAGAATGGCTTGTTGAGCTGGCATAAAGAGCCGTGCGTATCTTGTGAGAGAAATCCATATCGTAAGAACTATGAATGGAACGGAAAGGAATGGACAAAAGATGATTGATATTGACGGTTTCAAGGAATATCTTTACGAAGAGGAGCTTGCGCCGAACACAATAGCAACATATGTCAAAGGCGTAGAAAAATATGCTGAAAGGTTCGACACCATAACGAAGCCGAACTTAATCGAATTCAAACGCTATCTGGTCGAGAATTACAAGCCGCAAACTGTAAATCTCCGAATAACTGCCCTACTCACCTACTGCAAGTATAAAGGAATAGAAATGAAGTTGAAACAGGTTAAGTTAGCTAAGAAAACAAGCATTGACAATGTCATTTCACTCGACCAATACAACCGACTGATAGATGGACTTAAGAGAGACAATAATATGCGGTGGTATATTACTATCGTTGTCTTAGCAAGAACAGGAATGAGGATATCGGAAGCTTTAAAAATACGCAAGAGCGATATTATCAATGGGAAAGTGACCTTAAGTGCTAAGGCGCATATGAGAACAATATTTTTCCCAAAAACGCTAACAGATGAGATACTTCCCTATCTTAGCAATGTTTCTGATGATGATTTCGTTCTGCAGAATCACAATGGTCAGCCTATAACATCACGAGGGGTATCTGGTGAGCTCAGACGTTTTGCAGACAAGTACGGCATACCGAAGGAAGTAATGCACCCACATTCGTTTCGGCATTTCTTTGCAATCGAGTTTGTTAAAAGAAACAATAATATTTCGCTGCTTGCTGACCTACTAGGACACGGAAGCGTTAACATCACGCAGATATATCTACGTCAGTCAGAAGAACAACAGAAAACAGCTGTTGATAATACTGTCAATTGGTGACAAATGGTGAGAACAATGAGATGTGGTGATAAGAGAATGAGATCAGAATACATATTCCCGCTCTTGCTGATTTTGCTGGACGTGGGAGCGGCTATAATATATGCTATACAAAAGGATTATAAGAAAGCTGTCTATTGGATAGCAGCAGCCGTACTGAATGTGACAGTAACATTTTAGGAGGAATAACTATGTCAGTTGAAAATCCAATAGCTATAGCACAGAAAATCTTGTCGGAAATAACCACGGGCAGAAATAAAGATAGAAAGAGCTTGAAAAAAGCTCTTTCAACACTCAAAGTTGGAGATCAGATTGCAACAGACGAAGAAATATGGACTGTTATTGGTATAGAAACAATTGAATCTAAATCTTTTAAAATGCCAAGAACATTGAAAGTTAAGTGTTCATCATCACAGCGGAGCAAATGCTTGATTTTCTACATACCAAAGGGCGGTGTTATGTAATGAAAAATTCAAGCACACCAACAGAACACATAGAGCAGGCATTGCTTTTCAAGTGGGCAACGTTCAGCTCAGGCAAGTATCCAGAACTAGAGTATATGTTCGCTATACCGAACGGCGGCTATCGCCACTATAGAACTGCCGCAGATCTTAAGTCTGAGGGCGTAAAGTCAGGTGTGCCTGACATAATGCTTCCGGTGGCACGTGGCGGTTACTACGGCCTTTTTATAGAAATGAAACGCACATCAGGTGGACGAGTATCGGAATCTCAACAGAAGTTTCTGAAAACGCTTAATGACAACGGCTATCTTGCAGTTGTCTGCAAAGGCTTTGAGCAGGCGCAGGAAGCAATCTTGAAATACCTTAATAACGGAGTGAGAAAATGAAAATATCTAAGCTGAAAAAAATATGCAATAAAGAGGCTAAGACCATATCATACTTCTATAATGAAAATGATAATTCATTATGGATCGGCTCAGGAAGTGCAATATATCCGCTTTACGGCATGCCGAACATGAATACCAGTGAGCAGTTACTCACGCTTTTTGACATTAATGAAAGTGACCGTGAGAATTGGAAATGTAAGCAGCTGCCACCTGCTATTGAAAGCAGCATTGTTATGAACATCGCTTCATGCACAACAGGCAAGATTATAGATCGTCGTTCAACATTCGTTGCCGGGCCAAGCGAATATCAGATATTCTCAGGCACAGAAAAAGTACATATATGCCCGAAAGCATTTCTCGAAGTAATAGATGATTATGAAATTCTTACATACTATTCCATTGATGATATGATAATCGTCAAAGCAGGCTTACTGACACTCGGTGTACTGTGTGAAACCCATGGTGTTGTAACACAAGGACTTCTTAATGATATCAATTCCATGCACGATATGTTACAAGAAGTATTCAACAGGGAGTGCGAAGAAAAAGACAAGAGCAGAAATTATGAGCAATTGGCAATGACAGAGTGAAGCCCTATATATTATATATAGTATAGAACAAATGTTCAGCCCGTGTGTAAGCACGGGTATGAGGGCTTGTAATGGGTCTTAATAACTCGGACAGTGGGAGGAAATGACAATGAGCCAGATGAGATACAGAGAGCAGAAGTATATTTATGGAAATTACATGGAAGTGAATATGTATCCTGTCTATGCCTGCCCACGTTCTTCCAGCCGAAAGAAGAAAAGAAAGCCAACAAGCAAGGTGCAGGAGAGATTGAATCAGATCAATGCCGAAAGAGCACTGGCAAGGCTTATCCCTGCGAACTTCACCGATAAGGACTATAAGTTCGAGCTGACTTATGCGCCGCAGAATAATCCTGCTGACCTTGAGCGTGCCAAGAAAGACTTTGCTAACTTTGTCAAGCGTGTGAATAGAGCAAGAGTCAAGAGAGGCTTGCCAAGAATGAAGTATATCTATTCCATTGAGCAGGGCTCAAAGTCTGGACGTATTCACTTTCATGTCATTATGACAGGCGGTCTGACTATCAACGAGATAGCGTCCATATGGGGCAAAGGTTACGTTGACAAGGTTCTGCCATTGATGTTTGACCAGACAGGCTGTGCAGGAATTGCGAAGTATTTCTGCAAACAGAAGATCTCAGATCATAACAACGGCAAGCACGCCAAGCGTTATGTTGCGTCAACTAACTGCATTAAACCGCAACCGCAGAATAACGATTATCGTTTAACGAAACGTGCGGTGCAGAGCATGGCATATAACTGCGATAATTCAGCGCTTTTCGAGAATATGTATCAGGACTACTACTATGCTGATTGCCGTCCATTCTGGAACGAGGATAACGGCACGTTCTACATATCGCTGTTCATGTATCGCAGGACGGCGAAACTGAACATATAGGGGGTGAGTTAATGAGTCTTAAGGGAGCTGAGCTCAGCGTGATATGTGATGATTGCCATAAGGCATTCATAGTCTGCGTTCGCAAAAAAAAATTTCAAAGCATAGAGGGGGACGTATGGTGCTATAACTGCCCTCACTGTGGTAAGTTATACGTTGCATATATCGACGATAGCCTGACACGTCATGCCCATGCGCTTCAAAAAAACGGTGTTGTATTGAAAGATATCCTGACGAAAATATCGAGAGAATTATCGGCAAGGCAGGGAAAGGAGCAAGAGCATGACTAAGAAGCGATTGCTATCATATCGACAGCTTAAGGCTGAGCTGAAGTGGGTAAGTACAGACAGTGATGATTATAGCAGACTCAAAGCAGAGATATCAGAGATTGAAGCATATGTGTCAGGCATTGATGACGCATTCATCAGGATTATTTTTCGACTTCGCTACCTCGTGCCACGCAAGGATGGAGGGTGGCAGCCGCCGTCATGGGCGTGGATAGCCAGACAAGCCAATGCTTCAGAGGACTACTGCAAAGGCAGGCATTGCAAGTTTTGCAAAAAAAACACGCTGTAACACGCACGAACACACTCTGCATGCTATGATGATAATGCGGGGTTGTTGTTATAGTTTTTCCATAGTTTTATGCCGGTGCAAGGGCCACGTTGTATGACGTGGTCCTTGTGCTATATATGCGAGGTGATAACGTGTATAGTACGAGTCAAATCAGAGAGCTAATCAAGGACGGACGAGTTGACAAGTTCTACAACGACCGCTACTGGAGAAAATTCAGTAAGAGCGTTATCGCAGAGCAACACTATGAGTGCCAGATATGCAAGTGCAAAGGCAAGGTGACGAGAGCAAATATTCTTCATCACGTCAAGCATCTTAAGCAATTTCCGCAGCTTGCATACAGTCGGTATTACTATGACGATAATGGCGAACGGCATAGACAGCTGATAGCACTGTGCCATGACTGTCATGAAGCACAGCACCCAGAACGGCGCTGGCAAGAACGTGCAGATAAGTTCGTCAATGAGGAGCGGTGGTGAGCGCCTTGCGGCGATACCCCCCGGGGTCAAGGGTCGAAAAATTTTTTCGACCTTGTACGACGGGAGGCACAGAAGACAAATCCGCCCTCGCACGCACGTGAGAGAATTTTTTTTCAAGAAAAGTCAAATGAAGGAGTTGACAAAAGTGAAAAAACCGAGTTTATCAGAGATTGAACAGTCGTTGATAGAGCAGCTCGAACAAATGGGAGCTTCTGTCGATTTCTATAAATCGCTGGTTTCAGATTATCTGTTTTATGAAAAACAGGAAAGGAAAATGCAGGCTGATATTCGCAAGAGAGGACTGACCTATATGGCAGTTTCTGCGGTAGGAAAAGAGTATGAAAAAGACAATCCGTCCGTAAAGCAGGCGTATATGTACAACAAGCAGAAACTTCAAATTCTGAAAGACTTGGGCCTGTCAACTGACAAGGTCAAGAACCTTGACGATGACGAAGAGCTGTAAGGGGCAAGAAGCTCTTGACCTCTCGTATCTTGCAGACTATATCAGCCTAGTCGAGGAGCATAAGTATCCGTATTGTGCTGAGCAGTATCAGCTTATTGACTACGTCAAGCGCATGTTCTTGTCAGAAGATATCTACATTGATGCTGAACAAGCTGATAAGTATTTCAGCTATGAAAAATATTTCCCTTTTGGCCTTTTTCCATGGGAAAAATTCGTATTTGTACTTCACAACTGCACATATACCGCAAGCGGTTCCTTACGTTGGCCGGTGCTATTCTTGTATGTTGGGCGAGGAACAGGAAAAAACGGATACTTAGGATTTGAAGACTTTTGCTTGCTCACACCTACCAATGGCATCAAGCATTACAACATTGATATTTTTGCAACAACAGAAGATCAAGCAGAGACCACATTCAAAGACGTATATAACGTTCTGGAAGACAATCGTGACAAAATGCAGCGGTTCTTTTACTGGAACAAAGAAGTGATAATAAATCTAAAAACGAAGTCTGAATTGAAGTTCCGAACATCAAGCCCGAGGTCAGCCGACGGCGCACGTCCGGGAAAGGTAGATCATGACGAGGTACACGCCTATGAGAATAGCAAGCTCATTGACGTTGCTGTTGGTGGTCTCGGAAAAGTACCAAGACCACGCCGTACTATCATGAGTACTGACGGCTTCGTCCGTGAAGGACCTCTCGACAAAGAGAAAGCCAAGGGAATAAGAATTCTTAACGGCGAGATTGAAGACAATGGTATGCTGCCGTTTATTGCACGTGTAGATAGCCCTGATGAGGTTGAAATGCCTGAAATGTGGTATAAAGCTAACCCATCGTTGCAATACCTGCCCGATCTTCTTCAGGAAATGAAGACTGAATTTCAAAATTATCTGGACGATAAGATAAGCAACATCAGCTTTGCAGTTAAACGCATGAACTGCCTGCCACAGCAGACAGAGGGCGGTATAACCGCATTTGATAATATCCTGGCAACTAATCAGGATATCACGCCATATTTGTCAAAGCTTCAAGGCAGACAATGCACAGCAGGCTTTGACTATATGAAAACCGATGACTTCCTTTCAGCTGGTTTGCTCTTTGACGTAGACGGAACTGACGTATGGATAACGCACACCTGGGTGTGCAAGGCTTCTGCAGATTTATCAAGAATCAAGGCGCCCCTGCAAGAATGGGAAGCGGCGGGGCTACTGTCATTCGTTGACGGTCCAGAGATACCGCCTGAGATACCCGTTATATGGGTGGCGCAGAAAGCGGCGGAATTGAATGCAAAAGTCGCAATGACCGGCATAGATAACTACCGCTATACACTGCTTAGGAGGGCGCTTAAAGAGAATCTCTACGCTTCTGACGAAAAAGGCTACGGAAATATCATGCTTGTCCGTCCGTCAAATGAAATGATGATAATGCCTGTAATCACAAGTCAGCTGGTGAATCATAAGCTTGCAGTCGGAGACAATCCCCTTTTCCGCTGGGCTATGAACAATACCAAGGTATGCACTTCGTCCGCAGGCAATATGACATATGGTAAAATAGAGCCGAAGTCCAGAAAGACAGACCCTTTCAAGGCATATGTCGCCGCCAAAGCGGCACAGAATAAAATTGCTGAGCAAATATCAAGTATGCCTATGGGCAAGAGCGTTATGAATGTATTCACATATTAGCAGAGAGGAGGTAACGCAATGGGGCTGAGATCACTGCTATCACGCATAATGAATGCCAAAAGTAATGAAGTGATCAGTATTAAAACAGTTGGATATGATGACGAAGCGAGAATAGCCGTGCAGGCATACGCCATTCAGGTCGTTGTTGAAATCCTTGCGGCACTGGTTTCAAAGTGCGAGATAAAAACCTATCGTGACGGCAAATCATTCCGTGGCGAAGAATGGTATCTTTTCAACGTTAAGCCGAACGTCAATCAAACAGCAGTGCAATTCAAGAACGAGCTAGTCCGCAAGACCCTTGTGCGTGGCGAGAGCCTTGTTGTCAGCGCTGGAAAGCAGATAATCTGCGCCGACTCTTGGAGTACGCAGGAGTATGCGCTATATCCTAACCGCTTCTCTCAGGTAGCACGAGGTTCATTCACGTTTCAGAAAACATTCGATATGGGAGATGTCCTATATCTCACGTACTCCAACGGCGGAGTAAGACAAATACTAACGGAAATGCTAGATGAACATAATCGTTTCTTGGAAACGGCTTCAAGCACCTACGTCAAGAGTGGCGGCCAAAAAGGCATACTCGAGATAACGCCACTGGCGCAAGGTCAACCTGATTTTGAGGAGAAATTCGATGTTCTCATGAATAATTATTTCAAAACATATTTTGACGCCAAGAATGCAGTGCTTCCACTGTGGGGCGGAATGAAATATACCTCTCAAACGGCAGGTGAGACCAAGAGAACAGTGTCAGAAGCAACCGACTACATTTCTATGCTAAATGACGCATTGGAAAAAGCGGCGATTGCTTTCAACATTTCCCCGGCTATCGTAAAGGGAAATGTCGAGAACATCAGTGAAGCGTTATCAATGACATTGACATCTGCCGTTGATCCATTCGCCAAGATGTTATCAGACGAGATAACGGCAAAGCGCTATACAAAAGAGCAAGTCCTGCGTGGGTGCTACGCCAAAGTCTGTACTAATAACCTTAAGCACCTTGACGTGCTTGAAATGGCAAATGCAGTTGACAAGCTTATCGCAAGTGGCTTCTACTCAACGAATGAGTTGAGGGAGAAGACAGGTGAGGAAAGAATTCCAGAAGCCTGGGCCGATAAGCACACAAGAACTAAGAACTACGAGACAATCGAAGGAGGTGGAAACAGCAATGAATAGCATTTTTAATCATTTTGAATTCAAAATGGAAGCGGATAAGCCCAAAGAGCTTAACCTATATCTATATTCACAAGTCCGTGGAGGGCTTGCCATTGATTGGGAAAAAGGAAAAGTTGAGGAGAGCAAGACAGGTGCTAAGTATTTCGCCGCCAAGCTTGACGAGTACAAAGATTGTGAACATATCAACCTGTACATCAATTCTCTTGGAGGTCAAATCAAAGAGGGCGTTGCTATTGGAAATATCCTTAAGCGCCATAAAGCCAAAGTTACTTGCTATGTAGACGGCTGGGCATGCTCTATCGCAAGCGTTATCGCTATGGCAGCAGACGAGATCATCATGTATAGCAACAGTATGATGATGATACATCAGGCGTCCTGCTACTGTGAGGGCAATGCTGACGATATGAGAACGGCGGCGGCTGAGCTTGACAAGATGACCGATACCGCTATCACTACATATGCAGATCGTTGCAACGGCAAGTGTAGCCGTGAGGAAATAAGCGAAATGGTAAAGGTGGGTACTTGGCTGACAGCGGCAGAATGTCTTAAGAAAGGCTTCTGCGATAGCATATCAACCGCAGAGCAGCCCGTTGATATGGCTACAATGCTTAGTGATACAAAGCAGTACACTATGTCAAGCGCCCTCGACAGGGAGAATGTGGACAAACTCATTGAGCTTTATAAGAAGTCCAACGCACAGCAGGCTTTGCCAGCAAAAAAGACCGAAGAAGAAAAAACAAATGCCGCTATGTCGGCTTTTGAAAAGTTTATGAAAATGGAGGTAAAAAAGAATGATTAATCTTGACGCAATCAAAGAGCAGAAAGCAGATATCCTTGCTTCACTGTCAACCGCTATCAGAGATAGTGATGACAAGGGCATGGAAACCGCCCTTGATAAGTACGGCAATCTGATTTCAGATGTTATCATGGAGCAGGTGGAGAGCACTGCGGAATCTGTCGATAATCAGATACTCAGCACCAGAGGTGTGAGAATGCTGACCAGTGAGGAAAGAGACTACTACAACGCTGTAATTGAGGCGGGCAAGTCCTCTGACCCCAAGATGGCGCTGACAAACGTTGATAAGACAATGCCAATCACGATCATTGAGTCAGTTCTCGGTGAGATCCCACAGCAGCACCCTCTACTCAACTTCATCAACTTCCAGGATACCACTGGAATTACGAAGATGTTGGTAAATGACCAGGGTGTTCAGACCGCTAAGTGGGGAGATCTTAACACAGCTATCGACAAGGAACTCTCAGGTGCATTCAAGACCTTTGACGTTGCGCTGAAGAAGCTCACAGCATGGATTCCAGTGTCTAACGATATGCTTGACCTTGGTGCCTCATGGCTGGATAGATATGTCCGTGAGATACTGGCAGAAGCCCTTTGGGTCGGCATGGAAACCGGTGTCGTGTCAGGCGACGGTCTTAACTGCCCTATCGGAATGTGCAAGGACGTATCTAGTAGTGCATCAGTAGTCGGTGGCAAGTATCCTGACCAGAAGACAGTTGCACTCAATGAACTCTCCCCTGAAGCTATTGGTGCTATTGCCGCACAGCTTACCAAGACAGAGGCTGGAAACAACAGACCGCTTGATAACCTTATCTTCGTAGTCAATCCAAAGACATATCTGACCAAGGTAATGCCAGCGACAACGAACTTCGTTCAGGGAAAATGGGTTAACGATGTTATGCCTATTCCATGCACTATTATCCAGTCATGCGCCGTTCCTGATGACAGAGCTATCTTCGGTCTTGGCAAGCGTTACTTCATGGGTCTTGGCATGGCTAAGGGCGGTAAGCTGGAGTTTGATGACTCATTCAAGTTCCTTGATGACGCAAGGACATATAAGATCAAAACATACGGCAACGGCAAGCCACTTGACAGCAATGCTTTCAGGTATCTGGATATCTCAAAGCTTAAGAGATTTATCCCGACAGTATACACTGTCACACCGTCAGAAACATAAGGAGTTGATATAAATGCAGCAGGCATTATTCGAGGAAGTTAAAAATCAGCTGAACATAACTTGGTCAGACGAAGCTACTGACAGAAAGATAAACAGCATTATAGCACGTGCTATAGGAGTACTTAACGGATATGCAGGTCAGGTGCTGGATATCAACGTTGACGAAAATATCAACGGCGACGCCCAGCTTCTGATCGACTGCTGCAGATATATATATAACGATTGCTTCGAGGACTTTGAAAAAAATTATCACTCTCAGCTCTTCGCTCTGAGGGCAAGATGTCAGATTGAGGAGATGTCAGGAGGAAGCGTATGATAAGCAAGCGGCAGACGTTCAATGACGGAATATGCACTATGGCAACTATCATCAATGCCAATAGCTTGAAAATCAAGCAAGCAGGCATAAGATATGACAATCGTACCGTCGGCTCAGAGCGTTTCTATAAAGCCGCTGAGTATCAGCACCGCTGTGATAAGGTGATAAGAATACCACTTATCGCCGAGCCGCAGGCGACTGACATTGTGATAATGAACGGCGACCAGTATAACGTCATTCAAGTTCAGATGATAAAGGACGCTAAACCGCAGGCTTGGCAGTTATCAATCGAAAAGCGAAAAAAGAGGTTAGAAATCCATGTCAATGAGTCCTGATGAGATGGCTGAGGCTTTACAGCACGCATTTCAGCAAGAAAGTCGCCGTGTTAATGAAGCCGCCAAGAGAGCTGTTAAGAAGACCGCAAAGGAAACCCGCAAGGTCGTCCAAGAACACTTCACGTTCAATAACCGCTCCGGCAAGTATGCCAAGGCGCTTACAGTTAGCACCGAATACGAGGACTCTTTCGACATTCGGCAGATAGTGAATTTCAAGAAGAATAAGCAGTATCTTCTCACACACCTGCTGGAGTATGGCCATGCTATGAAGCGTGGTGGCAGAACGCTTCCGTTTAAGGCGAAAGCTTATCCGCACATGATTTACGGACAAGAGTATGCCGAAGAAAAATTACCGGAAAACATCAGAAAGGAGATTGAGAAGTCGAAATGACATTGACAGAACTTATATCACTTTCGGGCATTCCTGCGGACAGGATTGCTAAGATAGATTTTCCAGTGGAAACGGAATTGCCGTTCGCAACATGGATAAACAAGACACCTCAGACGATATCTGCAGACGGAAGAACTGTCGCAGTTATCCCACGGATTGCAGTTGAAATATACTGCGAGCCGGAAGATGAAGAAACACATATCCTATTTGAGAACGCCCTTATGGATAAGGGCATATGTTTCTCAGTCGCCGCAGGCTATCTGGGGCAGGATCAGCAAATGGATATGTGGGTATATGAATTCGATCGCAAGGAGGAATATTAATGAAAGGAACAGTGAAAGCCGTTGCCCATGCACTGATTACAGAGTCTACAGATGTCAGTGGTGCGACAACTATCACATATGGAGAACTTAAGTATCATAAGACGAAGCTTTCGGGCACCCGTCAGGTAAGTCTTGACCCGAAGTCATCAAGCAAGGAGATATGGGCTGACGGCGTAGTAGCATTCGCAGGTCAGACTAATCAGGGTTACGAGGGAACTATCACCACACTTGACCTGTGTGATGATCTTGAGAAAGACTGGTACGGAAATGTCATCGAAGAGAAAAACGGCACACTGGTCGAAGTAGCAAGAACAGGAGAAGCGCCAAAGTTCGGCTTGATCGTACAGTATGAGTCAACATCAGAAGCCGAGGGATACACCGAGGTTTTCCCTTACTGCTATACTACAGATCGAACGAAATTCTCAGTTAAGACAGAGGAAGACAGCGGTATGGACTATGAGTATACAGAGCATAAGATTGCCTGCAAGCCGTCACCGGCTGAGGCTACTGTCAACAACAAGAAAGGACACATTGCACGTTTCCGTATAAAGGGTAACACAGTACTCACAAAGTTTCCTGAGTACACCTACACCCCGGGTGAATGACAATGAGCAATACAATAGTCCTGACTATAGACAGCAGGCAGATAGGCTTCAAGGCTACAGCAGGTATGTTCTATCGCTATAAAGAAGCGTTCGGCACGGAGTACCTTGAGGACGTTGTCAAGGTACATCAGTTCGGTAAGGGTGCCTTTGTTCAACAGGTCGAATACCGCACCCTATGGGTGCTTGCCAAGACTTATGATGATAGTATACCGCCTATTCAGACGTGGCTTGACAGCTTCGCCTATGGTGCATTTCCTGTTGATGATATCTATAATCAGGTTATGCCTATACTGCAGGCAAACATGAAAGTTGACAGAAAAAATCCATAAGCGGCAGTAAAAGCGGAGATGATCGGCCTCTCAAATCGGAGGAGGTCATCTCTCTTGTTATAAACAGGGGTCTTACTGTCGCTGATTTAGACCGCATGACGTATGGTATGGTAGTGAACTATGCCTGCGCCTATGACCGACAGCGATTAATCGCCGCCGGCAAAAAGGTCATTGACCCCGAAATAAAATACGAAGAATTGAAATCAAACCTGCCTGTTGTTGAAGAACGATATAAGCAGGGAAAAATCAGCAAAGAACGATATGAAAAGTATATTGCGAAAATAAAGGCATGGGAGGGTGAGTAATGGCTAAGTCATCATCAGATGAGAAAATCAAAGGTATGTACGTCAAAATCGGTGGTGATACGTCTGAGTATACTGCCGCCATGAAAGGGCTTAATGCCGATATCAATTCGACTACAAAAAATCTGAACAGCGTCAACAAACTCTTAAAGCTTGACCCGACTAACGTTGAATACACCGCTCAGAAACAGAAGCTTTTGAGCGAAGCTATCGAAGCCACAAAGACAAAGCTGGACGTTCTCATTAGAAACGAGAAAGATATCAACGAGCAGTATAAGAAAGGCGAGTTGCCCGTTGAGTCATATCTTAAGTATCAGGAAGAGCTTGAAAAGACCAAGAAGAAGCTGAACACACTGCGAGAACAGACCAAGACCGCAGACGATAGCACCAAGGAGCTCGGCAATGAAGCCAAGGATACGTCAGATAAGGTCAAAGACCTTGGTGATAAAGCTGACCAGACAGGCAGTGTCTTCAAGGACGTTTTCTCTGCTAATCTTGCAGTTGAGGGGCTGAAAGCTATAGCTAATGCCGCCAAGGAAGCGGCGGAAAGCTGTGCACAAGTTGGTATAGACTTTTCAAGTTCTATGTCCAATGTGGCGGCGACAATGGGCATGACCGCAGAACAGGTCAGCTCAGGCGCTGAGGACTATCAGAAGCTAGAGAACGCCGCCCGTGAATGTGGCGAAACAACAAAGTATACCGCTTCGGAGTCCGCTGACGCTCTTAATTACTTGGCTCTTGCAGGATATGACGTAAATAAGGCGGTTGAAACACTGCCGAAAGTTCTTAATCTTGCCACTGCCTCAGGCATGGATCTTGCGTCCTGCACTGATATGGTAACGGATACTATGTCGGCATTGCAGTTGCAGACCAGTGACCTTGACGGCTATATGGATATGATGGCCAAGACAGCCCAGAAGTCTAATACCACAGTTGCTATGCTTGGTGAGGGCATTCTCCAGTGTGCTGGTACTGTCAAGTCCACAGGGCAGGACGTTGATACAATGTGCACCTCTCTTGGAATACTGGCTAATAACGGTATCAAGGGCGCAGAAGGCGGCACACATCTCAGAAATATGCTTTTGTCGTTAACATCACCGACAGACGTTGCTTCCGCCAAGCTGAAAGAGCTGGGCGTGAGCGTGGCTGACAGCGAGGGAAATATCAGAGATATCAACGATATTTTCGGAGACCTTAACGCAAAGCTTTCCAAGCTCTCAGATGACCAGAAGACCAAGGCGCTTAGCGATATCTTCAATAAGACAGACTTATCGTCCGTTAATGCCATGCTTCAAGGCATGAGCGGGTCTTTCGATGACCTGAAAGCTCAGGTAGATAACGCTGACGGAGCGTGTCAGACAATGGCTGACACTATGAATGACAACCTTAAAGGCAAGCTGGCTATAATGGACTCTTCCCTTGAATCCCTTGGCATAACTATTTTTGATAAATTCAGCACCCCACTTGAGGACGCCGCTGAAAAAGGCTCAGAGCTTTTCAGCGAGCTTACCAAAGATATCAAGGACGGAGACCTCAGCGACGAATTTGACGATATGGGCGATGCTCTCGGAGACCTCGTTGAGACGGGTGCAAAGTTTGCCAAAGGGTCACTGCCTATCCTTATTGACGGCGTAAAGTTCTTCTGTGAACACTCTAACCTTGTTATCGGCGGACTGACTGGCATTGCAACAGCTATGCTGACACAAAAAGCCGTTACAACAGTATCTGCCGCCGTCAAAGGCTTCAAAGAGCTTTCTTCGGCTGTAAAATCGGCTAAAACCGCAACCGAAATGTTCAATGCTGTCAATTCTGCTACGCCATGGGGCGCTATAGCAACCCTAGCAGGCGTTGCAGTTGGCGGTATAGTCGCTTATGCTACGTCAGCAGATGACGCCGCTGACTCAACAAAAGTCCTCAATGACGAAGAGCAGGCGTTGGTCGACAGCACGAATGAACTGACAGACTCCATGAAGAAAGCCGCAGATCAGAGAGAAGAAGCCAAGACAGATATAGAAGCCGAGTATAGCAGCTATAAAAGTCTTGCAGATAGAATTTTTGAGCTTTCTGACGCCGAGAGCTTATCTAATGACGAGAAGTCAGAAATGAAAACTCTTGTGGACCAGCTGAACAGCGCAATTCCTGACCTTAATCTTCAGATTGACAATCAGACAGGCAAGCTTCTCAACAATAAGGACGCTGTCTATGAGTGCATAGAAGCAAAGAAAGAACAGCTTCTTGTCGAAGCAGCTCAGAAAGATATGGTCGCTATATCAGAAGACCTCTATAAGGCTGAGCAGAAGCGCAATGACATTGAGAAAGCAATCACGGAAAACAAGCAGGCTCAGGCTAAAGTTCAAGAAATACTTGATAAAAGGGAAAACAAGTTTGAAGAATTTGACAGAACGGACAGCACAAAGCAGTGGAAGACCAAGCTTGAAGAGCTGAAGAAAGCTGGAGATGAGCTTCAGAATTCATACTATGATATCAATAGCGAACTGAAACGCTTGGACTCTAACTATGCTGACGCCTCCAAGTACGTTTCTGAGCATTCTTCTGCTCTCGAAGACAATTCAAAGGCCGTAGAGGACAATGCAAAAAAGGTCGATACGATCTATAACCGCACTGTCATGTATAAAGACGGCTTACACAAGGTATCACAAGAAACTGTTGACGCAATAGTTGAGATGAATAAGAGCTATGACGAAGCCGTCCAGAAACGAACGGAAGAATTGCAGAACAATCTTAACCTCTTCGACGAATTCAACGGCGGTGCTGAGATATCCGCAGAACAGCTTATGCAGAACTTGGAATCTAATCTTGACGGCATGGCAAGCTGGTCTGATGATATCAAGACGCTTGCAGACAGAGGCGTGAATAAAGGTCTTATTAAGACCTTGCGGGAAGCAGGTCCGCAATCTGCAAGCAAGATAAAGGCGCTACTGTCTATGTCGCAGCCTGAGTTGAAAAAGTACAGTGATATGTGGGAAGGGTGCATGAGCGACTGCAAGAAGATAGCAACATCAGAGTTCGACGAGCTCAGGCAACAGTATGATAAGACCATAGAGACGCTTCAAAAGCGTGACCAAATAAGCCAGATATCAGACGTATGGAAACAAACAGGTGCGGCAATGATGTTAGGTATGCAGCAAGGCATACTGTCTGCACAGCAGTCTGTCATTGATACCGCAACAAGTGGAGCGAACGCAGTGCTTGCGGCGGTCAAGGGGGTATATGATATACACTCCCCTTCAAAGGCATTTGAAAATATATCGAAAATGAATGCGCAGGGTGAGATCCAAGGCTGGAAGTCGTCAGAGGACGACATCATCAAAGCCTATACCAATACTGGTGACAAGATACTGTCAGAGAATATGCGAAATACATACAGCGATACGAATAGGGTCGCAAGGTCGGTATATAATGGATCATATGCCCACAGTATCACGCAGAAAGCAGCAACAAGCGCCACAGAAAACACGCAGGTCGTCCCAACAGTCAGACAAATGCCAGAGACTATTCATAACGTGATAGTATTCCCGAATGGGAAAGTGATTGCAGAGGAAACAGTTCCATTTATAGATGTAATGCTTGGCGAAAGAGCTGCGAGAAAGAAAAGAGGTAGTGCAGTATGACACGACAAATCAGATTTAATGGCAAAAAGTCGTATGAGGATTTTAAAATCAGAATAATCAGTGCAACAGTTGCAGAGCCGAAGAAGCGTGAGATCAAAGTGACTGTACCTTATCGCAACGGCAGTATTGACCTATCTGACTATGATGGCAATTTTTATTTTGACGACACCGAAGTATCATACAAGATGTTCGTATCTGATACAGAACCTGTCACACTGCTCCGCAGGATTGAGAAGATCAAGAGCTGGTTATGTGAAGCTCCACAGCAGAATATTTATGACAACTATTCCGAGAACTATCATTTTGTCGGCAAGTGTAGAACTCTTGAGACCAGCCTTGGTGAAGATGACATAACAGCTACTCTCGAGGTCACATTCGATGTAGCACCATATAAGGTCTCTGACGACTTTGCAGACACAGCGTGGGACACTTTTTCATTCGATGATGATTGCCTCAATCAGATGCCTCTCTCCTGCATAGCACACAAAGACGGCTATCATTCCCAACCGGGGGTACTATACTTCTATTCTTATGCCAAAGATGACATAGTTCCGAGCTTAAGGTATCACAAAAATGCTAACGATAAGGACAAACGAGGATTGACAATGCTTGATCTCAACGGTCATACCCTCACAGAAAACCTATACAAAGAAACTGAATCAACGTTTAGAATGCAAAATTTCGTCGTCAAACCCGGCACAAATGTCTTAGCTCTATACGGATCTGGTTCACTTGAAATCGAACTGGTGGAGGAAATACTATGTTAGTTACACTCGATGATGCAAAGACGCTTCACGAAACTGGTTCTGTCAGAACCAACAAGCTGACAGGAACCATCACCAAAGAAATAAACGCTATTGACATTTTTACGTTCAACATATATCCCGACAACAGCTACTACTCCGATTTAAAGGAACTGACATCGTTGATAAAGGTTTACGACAAGGAAAATCTGATATTCGATGGCAGAGTACTGACGATATCACCATACATGACTGATAGTGGCGAGATTGGCAAACAAGTTGTCTGCGAGGGCGGTTTGTGTTTTCTGAAAGATAGTGTACCAATTATCAAACAGCTAAAGTGCACAATAAGAGCATATATAGCCACACTACTTTCAGCACACAATAATTCTGTTGAAAGCTACAAGCAGATACATATTGGCAATATTAACTGTTCACAAGCGCAGCACACATTTAATCCAGGATATGAAGACACGTTCTCAGAACTGACGAAAAACCTGATTTCCGGTGAAGATATCAGAGGTGAAATGAGGGTGCGCATCGGCAAAGGAGGCATTAGATTTTTCGACTTCATAGCAAACGAATTTTCAGAGTTCAGCAATAAAACGATACAACTAGGAAGGAATATGCGATCTATCACGCAGGCGATAGACCCAAGTGAGATCATCACAAGGCTGTATCCGTTAGGTGCTGTCATCAACGATGATACGGGCGAACGTGTGACGCTTTCGGGAGTGAAGTATATTGACAACGACCAGCTGATAAAGCGGTACGGAGTACACGCTGGAACTATGATATTCGACAATATCACCACTCCAGGCGCATTGTCTGGAGCCGGCAGAGTATGTGCCGGAGCACTAAAAGCAGCAAAAGTTCAGTATGAGGTATCGGCTATTGACATTGATAAGAAGCTAGACGGCTTTGCAATTGGCTGCAATTATCGTGTAGTCAATAGCTACCTTGGCATCGACGAGGTATTGAGGTGCATCGGCACCAGCATCGACATCAATGACAGATCACAGAATGTGCTGACATTTGGCGACAAGATTGACACGATTAGTGGAATGTCAGCAAGAAAATAGGAGAAATGATTATGGCAAAAGCAATTGATATAAGTTTAGAGGTCACACAGGTGGCAACAGCATATACAGGTCGAGACGTCCGACAGGCTATTGTCGACGCATTGAACGCCACACAGAACGCAATCAATGAAATGAATATGCCAGCAGGATCTCAGACCTTTATCGTACCGTCAGAGACGACACTGGCCACAACGACTTTGAACCTGCCGTTCACACCGACTCAGAACACGCAGATCATCTGTAGTCTGCGGGAGGTGTCGGCACCAAAAGTGAGAAGGCTGTGTGTAGAAACATTTTTCACAAGCAACAGTTTGATAGTAGCGCTGACGAACGCAGAAAGTGCAAGTGCTACCGTTCCACAGGGTGAATATATTATCGACTGGATCGTAACAAAGCCATAGAAAGGAGGAATATCAATGCACATAAAAATCAACGAAGACTACAATGTAGTCGTAAACACCGCCCTTTTGGGCTATGTCGGTGAAACAAATGCCCGCCCTGTGTCTGTCGAAGGGCTGACAGTAGACGGTGCAGACCGCTATGTGCTGACTATCGACTATGGCGACGGCACTGCCTACGAGATCGATATCACAGGCGGACAGTGGACGCCAACAGCAGATATACTGCGGTCAGCGCAGACAGTCAGCTGTCAAATATGTGCGAAAAAACTGTCAGGTGATGAGTATATATTAGTTAAAAAATCACGAATTTTCCGCCTGCGTATCGGTGCAGCTATCGGCGATGTTGCCGTGCCGTCACCTGACGTGGCTATGGACGCACTGGACCGCATAGACGCCATAGGCAGGCAGGTGCGCGCAGATATGCAGACAGCTGTCACCGCCGCAGAAACAGCGACAACAGCGGCTGAAAATGCAAAAAAATCTGCCACAAACGCAGGATTGTCAGCCGACACGGCAACGCAGGCGGCTGAACGTGCCGAAACCGCAAAGACAGCGGCTGAAACGTCCGCAACGCAGGCAGACACTGCAAGGCAGGGCGCAGAAACCGCACGTGCTGAGGCGGTCACTGCACAGAACGCTGCTAAGATATCCGCAGCGCAGGCGTCTGCATCAGCACAGCAGACTGAAGCTGATAAGACAATAACTGCAGGGTATGCCAAAACCGCTAAGACCTGTGCTGACAGCACTGCGGCAGACAGACAGGCGGTGACCGATATGGCAACGCAGGTGACAGCCGATAAGGCTACAGTGGCAGACCATGCCGCTAAGGTTGCAGAGGACAGAACAGCCGCTGAAACTGCTGCACAGACAGCACAGGCGGTGGCTGACAGCCTGCCTGAAGACTACACAACAGCTGTTGGAAAGATTGCCGAGAATACAGCTGATATAGCTAGTATAAAACTAAATGATAAGGAAATGAAACGTAGGGTAGATGCTTTGTATGATATAGGACAGGGTATCACCCATAAGTTTGAAACTGATAGTGATACGGCATACGCAAAGACAGTGCCTACGGGGGCAAAGCTGATGAGTGTGAAGTCTGTGGGTGGTAGGTCAATTGTTTGGAATCAGTTGGTTAAACCAGTGCCTGCTGTAGTCACAGGTGCAGGTGTAAAGGC